CCGCTCGGGCGGTCCCCGTCTTTTTGCATGAGGAGGTGTGAACGTGCCGCGTGATCTCAACTTCAGGACGCCGCGCCGACGCTTCGAGAGCAGGCCGCTGTACCGGGATCAGGGCAACCGGCCGAACGTCAATGCGCCGCAGACGGGGCAAGGGCCGCTCGATCGCGGGCAGGAAGTGCCGTACGACGTCAACGGCGCTCCCTCGGCTCCGCAGGTCGGCGCGTTCGTCATGGATATCAACGGCCTCGTCGACGCCGATCCGAGCGAGCCGTTGTACGAGTTCGTCGTTCCGGCTGGCGGCCTGATCTTCACTGCCACCTCGGATCACATCACGGCGGGCGTGGCGGCCACCTCGGCTTCGGCACTGCGCTTCTTCAAGAATGGAGCAGCCAACGGCACGATCGACTTCTCGGCGGGCGGCACCGTGGGGACCAACAATATCAGTAATTCAACCTACGCGGAGGGAGACCTATTCGGCTTCTACCCGCCGACTTCGATTGATCCAACGCTGGACCGGGTGAGGATCACGCTAGGGACAGACTGAATGGCCAATGCCCTCTACCCCAAGTACAAATCCTCGCTGCTGGCTGGCGACGCCAACGCCGATCTCGACAACAACACCTCCACGGATGGCCCGTACGTCGCTCTCGTCGACACCGGCACCTACACCTACAGTGCCACTCACCAGTTCTATTCGTCGCTGAGCGGCGTCGTCGGCACCGACCAGCGCATCACAACCCCGACAGTGGCGACAGTCGCCGAGGGCACGTTCGACGGCGACAACGTCACCTACACGGCCGTCAGCGGCAATAGCGTCGAGGCGCTGGTCTACTACCGCAAGAACTCGGGCGCGAACACGACATGGCGGCTGTTCTTCTATCAGGACACTTCAGTGACGGGCTTGCCAGTGACCCCCAACGGTGGCGATATTACCGTCACCTTCAACGCCTCGGGGATTTTCGCGCTATGATTACGATCATCGAAGGCTCGGCCAAGAGCGGCAAGACGACGATGGCGAACAGCCTGCGCAACGCGCACATCGGCAAGGGCGGCGTTCTCACCGATGACAGCCCGAAGAACTGGAGGCCCACGGGGATGCTGCTGATCGACGAGGACGCGCAGAAGGATGCCGAGCCGCGCCATTTGATCGAGAAGTTGCTCCATGGCGACGCCCTGCCCGAGAACGGGGAGCCGGTGTCGGCCTCGAAGCTGAAGTGGAAAGACGAGCCTTCGGTCGTGATCGTCGGCGCGAAGCAGGAGAAGATGCTCGCCATCTTCGAGAAGCTGGTCCCCGGCTTCAAGGACAAGGTTGGTCCGGTCAAGAGGATGAAGCTCAGCAATGCTTGACCCGCGCGACGAACTCACCCGCCAGTTCGCCAAGCTGGCCAATGGTCATCAGATCGGTGAAGTCGCCAATGCGGGCGGTGTGATGATCCTCAATGCGCTCCGGCAGTCGCACGGACGCGTCGAGGATGCCGAGCGCGAGCTTGACGACCTCGTCGAGCGGATGCGAGCCGTGCTGCGCGAGCGGCACTACACCGAGAGCGGCGATCGCCGGGTGACGATCATCGAGGTGCCGCCGCTGCACATCGCCTGCCCCGAACTCGCCTTGCTCAGGAAGCACTGATGTGGGGGCGCGCTGGAAGATCATCTACGGAGACGGGACAACCTACTCGGACCTAGACGGCGATCCCTTCTACGCGCCGCCGACAGGCGTTCAGGTGATCGTCCAGCATAGCGACAGCGTCGGCCGAAACCTCCTCAACAACCATGACTATTACTGGTTCGAGAACGGTCGCTGGTTCGGCGGTGATCTCGCCGGGCTGCTACTCTACATGATCGACCACAAGGGACCGCAGAAGGTGATCCTCGGCAAGTTCGTGCCTGATGAAGCGTTCCACGCGGCGATGAAGCAGGCGATCGAAGACCCTGACTTCCTGCCCAAATCGGCGAAGAACACCGAAGACCGGCAATGACCAACACCCCGTCGTTTTCGCAGACCGCGTACCGTTGGTACGAGGATGGCAGCGAGAACGCGTCCGCCGACGCAGGTTGCGCGATCAACACCGCGCTCCAACGCTATCTGGATGGCGATCAGACCCTTGGCCTCAGGATAAGGCTGCAGATCACCAACGCCGTGAGCGGCGCATCGACGGATGACTTCCAGCTTCAATACTCGAAGAATGGGGGCGCGTTCACCAATCTGACGACGTCGACCACCGACGTGAAGGCGGTCGACAGCACCAATCTCACCGATCAGGCGGCGACCACCAACAGGCTCGGTGCTGGCAGTGGATCGTTCGTTGCAGGCCTCGTCTCCGAAGACGGTTTGGCCGACAACAAACAGGTCACAGCCAGCAACTATAGCGAGTTCCTGTACACCGTCAGGCTGGTCGCGGCGAACCTCGCGGACAACGACGTCATCACCTTTCGGGTGCTGCGCAACGGCTCGACGATGACCTACACGGTGACGCCGCAGGTCACGGTCAAGGTGCCCGGTGCGACGGCGGGGAACTCTACTGCGATCGTGAAGCATACCGGCACGAACGTGATCCATCACGGCGGCAGCATCTATGAGATCGTCAAATGCACCGGGGCGGCGGCCACCTATGACGCTGATGCGGTGTCGTCGACGACGATTACAGGCGATCAGGAAATCATTCTCGAATATCTCGGGGCTGCGGGCCAGAACTTCGTTGCTGGCTTCAGGGCGACCGACCCAACGCTTCAGGTGAATACCAGTGGTAATTGGGTCTATGTCCTGATGGACGGCGTCAATATGTACTTGGTTCTGAACGGCACCCAAATTGGTGCCGGGCAGTCGATGAGCGGCGGCAACAAGTACATGCGCCTCACCTATACAGCTTCAGATGACACGGTGCGGCTGTACAAGAGCACGGATCGAGCGACATGGGGGTCTGCCCTGCTTAGCACGGTTGTCGGCTTGTCGACCACGACGTTCTATTTCGACAGCAGCCTCGACAGCATCGCTGTGCGCGGCAACGCGCAGCACTTCGCTCCCGCCGCTGCGCAAGACCTTACCCCGAGCCTGTTTTCCAACACGCAGACCTTTTACTCACCCACCGTTAGCGCGAAGAATACGCTCGCGCCGTCGCTTTATTCGGACGCCGATACTTTCCCGACGCCAACTGTGACGCCGGGTCCGGTGATCCTTGCGCCATCGTTCTACAGTGATCCCGATACCTTCTTCACCCCGGTGGTGTCGTCGGCGCAGAACCTCGTCCCGAGCCTGTATGCCGACCCCGATACCTTCTACACGCCCACGGTCTCAGCCAAGAACGCGCTCACCCCGGCGCTCTACTCGAACGCGCAGACCTTCTACGTCCCCACGGTATCGGCCAAGAACACCTTGCTGCCGCCACTGTACACCAATGCGCCGAGCTTCCCGACGCCCACGGTGACGACCAGCTACGCCGTGACCGCGCCGCTGTTTGTCAACGGTCAGACCTTCTACGCTCCCACGGTGACGTCGCTGAAGACCCTCTCCCCGACCCTGTTCTCTGACCCCGACACCTTCTTCACGCCGATTGTCACGAGAAGCAGCGTGGCCGGGGCGAAGCCTCGCGTCGTCGCCATGTTCTTCAGGTAATTCAAGACCGGAGGGGCGACGGCCATAGGGAGGGCCAAATGGACACCGTCTCGAAGCTCGCCATCTGGAACCGCGCTCTCGGCCGGATCAAGGCCGGGCAGGTTACTGACCCCGACGAGAACAGCCTCGAAGCCCGTGAGTGCCGCCGTTACTACCCCTCAGTCATCTCCTCGATGCTCGAAGGCCCGAACGACTGGAGCTTCGCGATCCAGCGTGTTGCGCTCGCCAGTAAGGCCAACGATCGCACGGCGGAATGGGCCTTCGCCTACGCGCTGCCCTCGAACCTCGGGCAGACGATCCGCATCCTGCCCGATCTGACCTCACTCGGGCTGAGCCTGCCGGTCCCGTTGCCCGGCCAGCCCTACGCCGAGGTGTGGGCCAGCACGAACCTGCCGGGTCTCGAAGCTCCGTTCATCATCGAGGGGACGACGCTCTACACCAACGTCGGCGAGGTCGCATATCTCGACTACATTATCAACGACGTCGAGGGCATCACGGTAGGTGAACTCGTAGCCAAGGCGATCGAGTTTGAACTCGCCGTCTCTCTGGCCGTCCCGGTCAAGGGCGACCGAGCGCGGGAGCAGCAGTTGATCCCACTAGCCGAGGCCGCGTGGCAGCGAGCTATCGCCGAGGACCGCAACCGGCAGCCTGAGGAGAACAGGTACATCTCTGAGAGCATGATCGCCCGCCACGGCGGCTTCACGGGGGACTGAGGTGGCCTACCGGGCGGCGTTGCTCAACTTCAGTAAGGGCGAGATCAGCCCTGAGCTTGAGAGCCGGTTCGATCTTCCTGCCTATCAGGCGGCGGCGCGGCGGGCGCGGAATGTCAAGATCAGGCGTACGGGCGGTCTGTCGAAGCGTATGGGCACCCGTTTCGTCATCGAGGCCAAGGACGCTGACGCGCGGTTGGTGCCTTTCCAATTCAGCGATGAGCAGGCGTACGCACTTGAGATGGGACAGGGCTTCATGCGCCCGCTTGCCCTCGGCGGCGCGGTCGTCGAGGACGGTCTCAAGACGACGGCAATCACCAAGGCGGTGAACGCCCAAGTTACCTGCGCCTTCCACGGCTACGCGGTCGGCGAACTCGTTTATTTCGAGGGCATCGAGGGGATGATCGAGATCAACAACCGCTTCGGCACCGTCGTTACCGTGCCTGACGCGAACACCTTCACGGTCGATATCGACAGCACGAACTTCTCAACCTTCGTCAGCGACACAGGTACGGTCAATGCCGGGCCGCCGCCTCCACCGCCAGCCGATCCTGTTGTTCCACCGCCGCTCGACCCGCCGCCCACCCCCGGCGTCGGCAGTGGCTCCACTGGAGGCTATCAACAGAACCCGGTCTCCGGGGAGCGCGAGTGGATTTCCTACAGCAGCCATGAGTACAGTAAGCTCTGATGCCGGTGCATCGCGTCTATAGGGCTGGCAGCCCATTCAACGCCTCGGAGATGCTGGACGTCGACTTCGAGCAGACGGCGGACGTCATCTACTTCGCGCACGAGAACCACGTTCCACAGAAGCTCATTCGCCACGATCACACCGATTGGGAGTTCGTCGACGTCACGCTCGGCCCGACGCTTGGCGTCCCCGGCACGTTCTCTGGCACCCGCTTCAACCCCAATCAGGATGCTGCCAACAGCGGCAACGCCTATTTCCCGCTGCCTGCGAGCTACGTTGTCACCGCGTTCAACGACGAGACCGGGCAGGAAAGCAGGCCGTCGCTGGTCGTTACCCTGACCAACGATCTCAGCCTGAAGCGCAACTACAATTCGCTGTCGTGGGCAGCGGTCGCCGGAGCCACGGGCTACAACGTCTATAAGGCCGAGAACACGTCGAGCTATGGCCTGATCGGGCGCACCGAGCAGACTAGCTTCGTCGACAAGAACATCGGCCCTGACCTGTCGGTCGGGCCGCCGATCGCCAACAATCCGTTCAATGGCGCTGGCAACTTTCCGTCGACGATCACCTTCCACGAGCAGCGTACCTTTTGGGGCCGGACGCTCAACAGGCCGAACGGCGTATGGGCCTCGCGCTCGGCGGACTTCGAGAACATGGATTTTTCCCGGCCACTGCGCGAGGACGACAGCATCGCGTTGGGGCTGGTCGCCAATAAGGTTAATTCGGTGAACCAGCTTGTCTCCACCAAGCAGGGTGTCCTCGCGCTCACCAGCAACAACCTGTTCACCCTGCAGGGCGCGAACGAGGACTATATCGTCGCGACGCCGCCGCCTCGCGTCCGACCGGAAATTAGTCGTGGCGCGAGCAGGCTCAACCCACTCGTCGTCGATAATGTCACTTTCTACGAGACAGCCAAGTCGAACGAGATCAGGACGGTCGGCTATGAGTTCGAGGTCGACGGGATCAAGACCAACGACGTGACGATCTTCAGCCGCCATCTGCACGAGCGCTTCAACATCGTCGAATGGGCATGGATGGAGAAGCCAGCCTCGGCGATCGTGGCAATCCGCGATGACGGCCGCGTCCTGTGCATGACATGGGATCAGGCGCAGGAGGTGTGGGGGTGGACCCTGTGGGAGACGGACGGCGAGTTCAAGCGCGTCTGCGTCATCACAGAGCAGGGCGAGGATCGCGCCTACTTCCTCGTCAAGCGCACGATCGAGGACGTCGATCGCTACTACATCGAGCGCATGGCCAGCGAGCTTTGGGAAGATCAGGCCGATGCCTGCTATCTCGACTGTGCGCGGAGCTTCAACAACGACGTGGCCACCACCACGATCGGGCGGCTCGAACACCTTGAAGGTCAGACGGTCGTCGCGTTGGTTGATGCGCAGGTCATCGACAAGGGGCCGGAAGCGCTGCCGCTGGTCGTCACCAATGGTGAGATCGAGCTTCCGATCCCCGGCCTCAAGGTCACGGTCGGCCTGCCGTTCACCGCGCTGATCGAGACCCTGCCGCTGGCGATCCAGACTGGTGGCGGCTGGAGCGTGTCGCGCCCGCAGCAGGCCGAAGCCGCGATCCTGCGCGTGGTCGATACCCGTAACGTCGAAGCCGGTGTCAATGAAAGCAGCCTGTTCGAGATCAAGGAGCGCGTCGGTGGCGACGCCTATAATCCGCTCGGCCTGTTCACTGGCGACATGCCGGTCTCTATTGCGGGGACCAGCGGGAATGAGACCGTGGTCGTGATCCGCTCTGCGACACCGACGCCGCTGCACGTCGCTGCAGTGATGATCGAGCCGAGGGTCGGAGACGCCACATGATCCGATCGACGCTGGTCCCGGCGAGCCTCGCGCACGTCGGGCCGATCGCATCGAGGATGCGCGAGATCGACCGGCTGGAGTGCCGGGCGTTCGGCCGCAGCCCGAAAGAGGGGCTGCGCTACAGCCTGAGGACGTCTGTCGACGCCATGACCTCGATCTCGCCGGAAGGGATGCCGCTGGCCATGTTCGGGGTGTCATCGGTCAACCTGCTGAGCGGCATCGGCAGCCCGTGGTTCCTCGGCCGGGACGAGGTCTTCGAGTACCCGCGCGACCTGTTGGTCTACGGGCGGATGATGGTCGGCCGGTGGCTGGAGACGTTCGAGTGGCTGGAGAACGTGATCTCGATCGGCAACGACCGGGCGATCAGGCTCCTAAAAAAGTGGGGCGCGTCAGTCGAAACTGACGGCCCCACAGTGACGCATGGAGGTACGGAGTTCGCTACGTTTCGCTTCGGTCGCCGGAGGTAGCGTTTAAACTAACGCGGCGATCACCCGTTCCCAAGCGTCGCGCATCGCGGCGTTCGGCCAGTACCGCCAACCACGCGGCGCGAACTCGGGCTTGATGTTGTTGAAGGCGCAGAGCGCGATCAGGCCCTTCTCGCTGCGCGGGTAGCGGAGCGCCTGCTCGGTGAAGCCCGCGTCGCGTACAGCCTTAAGCTCGGTCGCGAGCTTGCTGATCTGCACGATGGCGCGAGCGATCTCCTTGTCTTCCTCGGGGCACCAGCAGTCCCAATTCGTCAAGCCGCAGATGACGCAACGATCGCAGGCATGGTCAACCACGGTACTCTCCCATCGCTTCGATCATCAGCTTCACGGCGGCCGAGACCGGGCCGGAGATGGGGCGGCGACCCGCCTCCATCTCGCGGACCACGTCGGCCCTGTTCCTGCCCGTCAGTTCGAGGGCGTCGGCCATGCCGAGGAACGACAGGCCGAGCGCCATGCGGGCATCCTTCAGTTCGTCAGCGCTGAGGAGGGGTGTCGTCATCGCTATGCTCCGTAGTCTGCCAGCCGATCAGGACCGGGTTGTCGAGGTCAATATCGATCGCGGTGTTTGACCAATCGGCCCCTCCGGGGACGTGGAACTCGATCTGCGCCCCATCGGGTATGTCGTAGCCGACGCCCTGCAGGAGCTTGATGATATCCTGTCCGCTGATCGCCATCTCGAACTTCTTCGTCGTGGTCGTGTGGACTGTGCCGTTGATCTTCATGCTACACCTCCGAGCTTCGCGCCGCGCGCGATCACTTCGAGGGCCACGGTGCCAAGCTCGCTGGCCGTCATCTTCGAGACGATGTAGCAGACGTCGCGGAGCTTCTGCGTCTTGGGCATGACGCCTGCCGCGATCTGCGTCGAGGTGTAGCCCGGAGGGCCGTTGGGGTGACCGTCCTGCGCGATCTCGTTGCGGCCGGTGTGTTGGTCGAGATCGACTTCATCTTCGGCCGGGATCGGCGCGTCGTGGTCGGGATCGTCGATCGGGTCCGGGGCAGGCTTGCTCGGGATCACCTTGTCGACGGCTGCCAGCATCTCGTTGACGTACTTCTGCAGCCCGGCCTTGTCGGTGGGCACGACGTACTGCTCGAACGCGCTCGGCTTCAGCCCGCGCTCCCGGCACTCGGCGCGGGCGAGGTCTTGCGTAAGCTCGACCTGCGAGGGCTTGTTCACGGTCTTCGGGATGAGATAGAAAATCACTCGACTTCTCCTTCTGTAGGCGACCCTTTGGGTCTGTTTAAACTCACGCGATGCAGAGGCTTCCGCCGCAGCTAGTCGGGCACTCAAGGTGCGCGTGGCTCTCGATGTGCAGCTTGGTCGTACGGCACGTCCAGCCGCAGTCGTCGCACTCCAGTTTAATCAGGCGGGTGGTCTGCTTCTTCTTGCCGCCGAGCTTTTCGCGCTCGCCGAGGCTCGCGCCGGGGAGCTTCCCAAGCTGCTTGATGATGGGATCGGCCCACTCGTGCCACGCCGGACCTGCGACGGTCGCGGTCATCTTGCCGGTCAGCCCGAGGCTGCTGGCGAGATTGCGGAACAGCTTGCCGTGGCCCTCGCCCTCGGGGAGCGCGGCGTGGCAAAGCTCGTGCGTCAGGACGTCGGCGATGCGGTGCGTGTCGCTCTGCAGCGACGGGCGGATGAAAATCTCGCTGACCTTGTCTGCGCTCGCAGAGGTTTGCCAGCACTCACCGATCACGCGGCTGCGACGTCCAGCGGACGGGAAGCCGATCGAGCAGCGGACCTTCTTGGGGAGCGGGTGCCCAGCCTTCTTGAAATAGGGGCGGGCGGCGTTTGTGAACTCGTTGAGCCACTGTTCGCGGGTTTTCTTGGTCATTGTGCTTCCTCGATCAGATCGGACCATGTCGTGAAATTGGCCGAACGTCGGCCATTGGGCAGGAGGCGATCCTCGTGCCCATTGTCGAGGTTGCGAACGATGAAGCCCCGTGCATCCCGACCGACGACTTCGTAGATCGTCTGCCGGTGATGGCTGACGTAGCGGCCCCCGAGCCGAAGCTCGACGGTCGGGCTGTCTGCCGGTGGCATGGTAGGCTGCATTTTCCGTATCTCCTCGTCAGGCGAGCCTCAGGCTCACGGCATCATATACCAAAGTTTTGATAGGGTGTCAAATCCCCCCTCCGTAGCCGGTAATTCAACGCGGCTCGATCCGGGGCCTATTGGAGCCGCATGTGCCTTCCCGCCCTCGCCGCCCCGCTCGCGATCGCCGCAGGCGTCACACAGGCTGCAGGTTCGATCTACGGCGGCATGGCCGCCAACGCTCAGAGCAAGTACGAAGCGAACATCGCGAAGCGCAACGCCGGGATGGAAGTCGAGGCCGCGCATGAGAGCGTCCTCGCCGGGCAGCAGGAGAAAACCGACTTCTGGCGCAAGGTCAGCCAGACCAAGGGGCAGCAGATCGCGTCGATGGCCGCCAATGGTATCGACCTCAGTTACGGCAATGCCGCCTTGATGCAGCAGGACACCGAGATGCTGAGCCGCGAGGACGCGCTCAGGCTCAACAAGCAGATTGAGGAGCGGACGCGCGGCCACCACATCAACGCGGCCAACTACATCGCCGAGGCCAAGGCGGCGCGGAAACGCGGCAAGGCAGCGCTGATCGGCGGCTTCATCTCCGGCGCGTCGTCGCTCATGGGTGGCTTCCAGCAGGCCGCAGGTATCAAGGCCAAGATGGGCACGACGGGTGGCTAGGGTCAGCGTCTTCACGGGCGGGACTGTGCAGCCGGGGCAGACGACGGAGGCCCGGTTTCGTGCGGCAGACTTTGGCGTCAGCCCGATTGCCGAGGGCCTGAAGGCGGCAGGCAGGGCGCTCAGCGAGACCGCCGCCCGAGCCGACGAAGTCGCCGACGTCAACGCCCGCGTCGAGGCCAACCAGCTTGCACTCGAACACACCGAAGCGGCCGAGCAGATCAAGAGACGGGTAAAGGAAACGCTCGGTGACGGAGCCGACGCTGCGGCGCAGCAGGGCGCGGCCGATCTCGACAAGGCGACCAGCGATATTCTCGGCCGGGCCTCGCCCCGCGCCCGGCTCCTGCTGCAGCACGAGCTTCGCGACCGCGACCTGTCGTACCGCGACAGCTTCGAGGAGCATGGCTTCGGCGAGAAGGTGAAGGCGTACGAGGCGACGTCGATCGCGCGCATCGACAGGACGGTGCAGGCCGCCTCCGACGAGGACGACGAGGAGAAGGCCGTCGCCGCGCTCGCCCCGATCCGTCAGATCAACGAGGAGCGCGCTCGCTTCTTCGGCTGGTCGAAGGAAGCCAAGGACGCCGAGGACCGTAAGATCATCTCGAACTTCTACAAGAGCCGCGCGCTCAAGAAGGGCATCGGCGAACAGGGCAGCGCTCAGGCCGCGATCGAGTACGCCACGGCGCACCGCCAGTATATGAACGACGACGATTACACGTCGATTGTCACCGCCTACAATGACAGCGCGCTCGACGAGATCGCGACGGATATCGTGGACGGCAAGGGCATGATCTCGTCGACAACGACCGACACTCTGACCGAGAGCGGCGTCGAGCGTCATCTCGATCCCGGCGAGTTCTTCAAGAGCTTCATCGCACCACACGAGGGGTCGGCCTACGTCGTCGACAGCAACGGCAAGGGCGTGAAGTACGGGATCAACGAGCAGTTCAACCCCGGCATCAACGTCAAGGGCCTGACACTCGACGGGGCGGTCGGTGTTTTCACCAAGGGGTCATGGGAGCGCAGCGGTGCCGCCACACTGTCGCCCGCGCTCGCCGCCGTCCACGCCGACACCTTCTTCCTCAACGAGCGACAGGCCAAGAAAATCCTGAAGGAGAGCGGCGGCGACGTCGACAAGTACCTCGACTTGCGCAAGGCGTTTCTCAATTCGCTCGTCACCTCAAACCCGGCCAAGTACGGCAAGTACAAGGCCGGGTGGGAGCGCCGCACGAAAGACCTTGAAGCGTTCGCCAACCGGCAGGGACCGGCGACCTCGAATGGTCTCGCGATCGGCCCGGACACCAACCTCGAAGACTTCCGCAAGGCAGTCATGGAACGGACGGATATCGGCGTTGCGCTCAAGCGTAAGATCATCGCCCGCGCCGAAGCTAAGCGCTCCGACGCGCGGCAAGAGCAGCAGATCGCCGAGAGCCAAGCGGCTGGGAAGCTCAGCCTTGCGGCGGCCAATCTCGGCGACAACTTCACCAGCGTGAACCAACTTCCGCAGGATGCGTGGCTGGCGGCCTCGGACGAGACCCGCGCGCGACTGACGGCGGCGGCCAAGACTAACAAGGAGCAGAAGCCGTGGCCGCTCGATCTGGAGCGCGACATTGCCTTCCTGAAGACGTTTAAACCTCAGTCGTTCCTCGACCCTGCGGTGCAGACGAAGCTCGCTGCTCGTGGCGTCACGCAGAAGCAGATGGCCGATCTCGTCGCGCTTGGCGGCGGCGCGGCGCTGCTCGCGCACCAGGTCGTCGTAGAAAATGAATTCGTCGCAGTTGGCTATCAGCAGGTCGGACGAGGACTGCTTCACGCCCACGCCGATCACCTGCTTGGCGTTCTCGCGCAGCTTGGACACCAGCGGCGAGAA